CCCTGGGGCTTTCAGCCGCTTTGCTTTTTTCTTAGGGTGGGGGGTTTATACTCCTTTTTTGTTTTTTAGTTGACTTGGTGTCAACTAGCACTAATATATCAAGTAGTATTAGTGCTTTGCTGACGCGCTACGCTTGTCTTGCGCTTTGCGCGAGTTGGATTAATCCAACTCACTCAAAACGCCGTTTTGTTCCTCGGAGCTAATATCCGATAATTTTTGTAAATCTGAATGTTTTTTTTCAGATTTCAAAGTTTTTTGTAAACTTTTTAATTCTTGCTGAAATTGTTCAGCAAATTCTTGCCTTTCAGCTAAATCTAACGTTTTTGGATCTGGCATGTCGTTATAATCATCGCCCTGTTGCCAAATTGGAATTCTTTCTCCTGATATCGGGAGACCTCTTGAATAACGGTCAAGCAGTGTGCGAATAGACATGCTTTGATCTGGTATTGTTTCACTTGGTTCGTTATTTACTTCGTAACGGCGAGTATGCTCTTTCCGGTTTAAATAAGTTTTAATCATTTTTAAATTTTTAAATGTTCTTTTTTGTTTAGTTTACGTATACTGTCGTAAATTTTATCTTCGTTAAAATATTGTAGATTGTTGCCATGTTCCTCTACTAATAAATCTTTTGCTTCGGATGCTTTCTTCTGGAAGTAATAAGAAATTCGTTCCTTCTCGAATTCGTCGTATATCCTCAGCTTGTAATATCTGGCCATTGGAGCCTTTTTGCCATCTAACAAAGGTATGTATACGCGTTCTTCTGCGTTTGCTTTGTGCCATTTTAATGTATTTTCAGTTATATAATTTGAGCCAAGACCTTTGCTCATTAAAGCAAATTCTTTACTTCTATCATCGTTCTGGTGCATTGGTATTTTGGCAGCTTTTGATATATATTTTAAAGTATAACCGATTGAAGCATCAGTTATTGTTCCTACATGAATTTCGCCAATTTTTTTGTTATCTAATGCCCAGGCACGTTCGAAATAATTAATATCAGCGTTGAATATAACTATATGGTAATGTGGTCTTAATGTCTGACCGCCATATTCTCCAACGGCGTAATATTTTATAGATCTGTGTTTTTTTCCATGACATTTTCTTAATCTTTTAAAAAATTTTTGAATATCTGTCTTTTTTAACGTCATATAACCCTTATTGGTTATTGGTACGTGTTCTGTGTCGTAAGTTAAAGTTAAGAAGTGAGCGGATATACTCCGCTCTCCTTCCTTAACTAATCGTACTGACCAAGTACTTGCTCTACGTCTTTTACAATTTAAACACTTTGAACAGGGTACGTAATGACCACCATTTTCCTCTTTTAATTGGAAAGGGTTTATACATTGTGTAGACACTAGAAGCTTGGTGTTCCGTATTTAGGCATTGGTCTAACTGCCTGAATTTTGTTATATACATGACAATATAACGGGTCTGTGCCGTCTTCTACGGCAAATATACGTGTAGTATCATCTGGATTGCATTCAATAAATGTTGAATTTAGATTAGGTTGTGTTTCAAATATTCTACCTAAGTGCCAATAATCTAATGTAGTTCTAAACTCTCCAGCTACTCTTGAAGGCATAAATTTATATTCAGCATATCTAGGTACATATCCAAATGTATCATTTGCAGTAGATGTAAATGCAAATAACTCATTATTAGTTACTGGTTGTTCACCAATATTTGCAAATGAAGGGAAATAGTAATCTAAAGTATCATTTTTAAGGTATGTTTTAGGTATACCTTGTTGATATGCGGTCTTAGGCATAACAGACATAATACCAATAATATATCCATGTTCTTCGCAATAATAAGAACCGCTTTTTCCACTACTAATAGATAAAGCATGACCTGCCATGTTACCTTGTGGTAAACCACCGTCTTCTCCTGTTGTATTTAAAACTTCGCTAATTACAACAGGGGTTTTTACACCTGTAATATACTCTGGGCGTTGTAATCTTGCGTCTGAACTTCTTACACCAAAATGGCTTAATATACTTTCAATATATCTTGTACCGCCACGAGCATTCTTTTCAAGCCATTCTTGTAATCTAAATGCACGGCGTAAATCATTAATTGTAGTTGGTTCAATTTCTGCATTTGATGTGTCAGCATATAAACTATCTGCTGGCACGTCAGTTCGACCTCCTTGAGCTGCAACATTAACACTGCTTGGTGTTCCATTTAATGATGTACCTGAAGAACTGTTAAGATATACAGGTAAATCACCCTCAACTAAACCAATAGGGATATCTACTGCTGCTCCTTTTTGTGCAAAAGGTAATGATGATGTAAAATAATCATGTTCCCATGCTCTATTACGTAAAGAGCATAATTCTACAATTCTATCTACTGATGTTAACTGATTTCCGTCAGTTAATTTATAATCAATTGGTGATTGTAAATTTTGGTCTCTATAATATTCATTATATATACACTGATATGCAGCAAATGGTAAAGCATTTAAATTTTGAGATGAACCACCAAGTGGCATAGTCGGTATACCCATATAATCTAAAAAGTTATTAACAGGTAATAATGCAGGATAATCACCATTTACATAATTAACAGTGTAAGGCACATAAGGTGCTACTACTCCACTATTTGCATCTGTTATAAACTTTTCCCAATTTGACCATAATATACGATTAGGTACAAAAAAATAATGCATACTTACATCCATTCTATGCATAACTGGTGCAATAAGTGGTGCAAATCTTACTAAACTTTCGCATCCAAGATTAAACTTGTCGCCTGGTACACATTCTAATGTTAAAATTGGTGTCAATTGGCCCATTTTTGTTGATAACTTCACATCATGGGATAAATCAAAGCTATTTTTTTGTGGCTTTGTTAACTTAATACTGTTGAATAAGTTTTTCATGTTTGTTTTTTGTTTTTAATTGTTTATAAACGGGTTCCACCTCGTTGAATGTAATAAGTTCGGGCTACTTTTCTGTATCCGCCTCTTTTTTTGCGACTTGAACGTCTTTTCATTTTTAGGGTTTTTTTTTGTTAATAATTATGGTTTTTTAGATAATGCTCGTAATAATTGTGCTGCAGTTTGACCAGCTACTCCCATAGCTTGGATTTTTTTCATAAATGCTGCTTCTTGTTGTGCACTTAATTTTTTATAGCCTAAAATATCAAATGTTACTGCTAAATTTTTTACTTGTGCTGCTACCTCAGCTTTTCTTGCTTGAGACAATTCTGTATTTGCTATTATATTATCTACTTCTTTTTCTGCTTTTCTGGTTTGTGCTTTTATATTCCAAAATTGAGCTTGAACATTAGATTGAACATCAGTTAAATAATCATTTTTTATACGTATTGCTTCCTGTCTATCAATAAAAGTATCTCTTGCAAAAGAAGTATTTACATTTTTCCAATCTGTTTCACTATTGGTTTTTAAAGTTTGTGCTTTTATTAAATCACCTTGTTTTTGCATATTCTCAAGTTGTAAACGTTGAGTTTCTAATGCATATTGTTTTCCTAATACATTTAATCCCTCTGGATCTACTTGTGGTGCTACATAATTAGGCGCTTTCGCTTCTGGTGTTTTTATAGGTTGAGCAGTTGTCATTTGACCGTATATAAGATGTGGGTTTAGTCCAGCATCTTTAAATCTTTTCATTTGTGCATCTGGTGCGTTATACATATTCTGTCTATTCCAATCTGCTAAAGCATCTGCTCTTTGTCTATCGTACATCTCTAAATTTGTACGTTTTTGTTGTCTATTTGTTAATAACTGACTACCTACATTTAATGCATTTCCTACTAATGCTGCTGTTTTTGCTGCTTTTGCTACTTTTAATGTACCTGCAATAGCTTTTCCTGCAGTAATTAACGCTTGTGGTATGATAAATGGCATGTTATAAGGGTTTTATAGATACGGCCTAAAAGGCCTCTCTGTTTGTAATTAGTTATGTTTTTTGGTTTGCGCGACGATTTCGGTCGTTCCAGCGTTGCTGCTTGTTTTTGGTTTTCTGTTTTTTTCGTTTCTGTTACCATACACTTTAAGTCGTTTTTTTCTAAACCCCAGAAAGCAAGCTGCTTTCGCCCTTTGGTCGCCTTGGGTCATCCGCTACGCTACTTCCCTTTTGCTCCCCTGGGGCTTTCAGCCGCTTTGCTTTTTTCTTAGGGTGGGGGGTTTATACTCCTTTTTTGTTTTTTAGTTGACTTGGTGTCAACTAGCACTAATATATCAAGTAGTATTAGTGCTTTGCTGACGCG